TTACCACCCTAATGAAACGTTACTCGCGACAGCGGGTGTCACTCAGAACACTCTTGTACCATGGGTACAGGAAGGAGATATGATTATCTTCCCATCATGGTTAGAGCATGCTGCTCCCATGAACAAGTCCTCCGTCAAGAGGTCTACTATATCATTTAACTTTTTTATTGAAGAAGAAATCTATGAAGGTGGAAACACTGATACTGAAGAACTTACTGTTAACTGAGGAGTATCCTCGGAGAGTTCTTCCGTTCATTAAAAAAGAATACTTTGAAGACAAGACAGATCAGATTCTGTTCGACATAACTCATAAATACTTCGTAAAGTATTCTGCTGTGCCTACAGTTGAAGCCCTTACCATTGAAGTAGGTAAGATTACCTCAATTAGTGATGATCAATTCAAGCAGATTACACAGACATTAGAGTCGTTTGATAAGGAAGTAACAGAACTAGACTGGTTGATGGACACCACTGAGAAGTGGTGCCAAGACCGTGCGATTTATCTTGCTCTCATGGAGAGTATCAAGATAGCGGATGGTAGTGACGAGAAAAAGGACACTGGTGCTATCCCTAGTATTCTATCTGATGCTCTTGCTGTATCGTTTGACAACCATATAGGACACGATTACATAGATGACTATGAAGAAAGATACGAAAGTTATCACAGGGTTGAAACCAAAGTACCCTTTGATCTTGACTTCTTTAACAAAATTACCAAAGGTGGTCTACCTAATAAGACTCTTAACATCGCACTGGCTGGTACGGGTGTCGGGAAGTCTCTATTCATGTGCCACGTTGCTAGCTCCGTGTTGCTCCAAGGACGGAACGTTCTCTACATTACAATGGAAATGGCAGAGGAAAAAATTGCTGAACGAATTGACGCAAACCTCCTCAACGTAGACATACAACAGTTAGCACAGTTACCTAAGATAATGTTTGAGAATAAGATCACAGCATTATCTAAGAAGACACAAGGCAAACTGATCGTAAAAGAATACCCCACTGCGTCAGCACATGCGGGTCACTTCCGAGCACTCTTAAATGATCTGGCACTGAAGAAAGCATTCAGACCAGAGGTTATCTTCATTGACTATCTAAATATCTGTACATCGCAGAGGTTTAGGAATGCGTCGGTCAATTCATATACCATGGTTAAGTCGATTGCGGAAGAACTCCGTGGTCTTGCAGTTGAGTTTAATGTACCACTCGTCTCCGCTACTCAGACGACTCGTTCTGGCTATGGTAGTAGTGATGTCGATCTTACTGATACAAGTGAATCCTTCGGTCTTCCTGCAACTGCTGATCTTATGTTTGCTCTTATATCTACGGAGGAATTGGAGGAGGCGAATCAGATAATGGTTAAACAGTTGAAGAATAGATACTATGATCCCACTCTTAACAAACGTTTCGTTGTGGGTATTGACAGAGCGAAGATGAGACTATATAATGTTGAGCAAGAGGCACAGAATAATATCATGGACTCAGGTCAGATCAAACTGAATGAGGATACTGTGAAGGTTCTGACTAATGCTTCTAAAAATAAATTTAATGACTTTACATTCTAATGAAAGATCAAGGTGCCATAGGTGGTAACATCTCCGATGAGGAAAAGTATGCCAGAGCGAAGGCACTGTTCATTGAATCACTAATGAAAGCAGACCACGACCTACGTGGTTGTGCTCATAACCAACAATGCTATAATGAATTGATGGGGATTCGAGATCAAATTATCGAATACACTAAAACACTATGACTGTAGATTTTAAAAGGTACGAGGAGTTCGTGGATGCTGTCACATCCGATTGTTCTAAAGATTTTGTCGATCTTGCTGATCGTTTGGTTGAACTTGACAGAGAGGGTGCCAATATTGAACGTCTTACCACTTCTGGTGTTGGCCTTGCTGCTGAAAGCGGAGAGTTCTTGGAGATCGTTAAGAAGATGGTCTTCCAAGGTAAGCCTTGGAGCGACAGTAATAGAGAACATCTTCTTATTGAGTTGGGTGACGTTATGTGGTACGTAGCACAAGCATGTATGGCACTAGGTGTAGACTTTGAAGAAGTCCTAGAGATGAACGTCAAGAAACTAGAGAAGAGATATCCTGGTGGATCATTTGACATTCACAAGTCGGAGAATAGAGCAGCGAATGACCTCTGATTTATATGATGACATGGGCAAACTCAATTCATTATACCAAGAGTTGATGTGGGATAATGAAGATGAGTTAGAGTTTGTTCCAGACTACAAGAACGATAGGATAATCATATACAACAAGTCAAGGTCAGGTGACAACCCTTGGATTCAGATACATGGAGACGGTTAATATTTTTCCTACAACCATAGGGAGATTCAACTTAAGACATCATACCGATTGGGTTGCTAGAAGGTTTGAACATCACATGTTTAAACGTGGTCAGACAGGTGAGATAGATGGTGCTGTCTTGGTACATCTAGATCCACAACTGAATAGTTTTATGTTGGAGGTCAATGATTGTGTAGATCAGTACCTAGAGTCTATGAATGTAGAATACAACATACACTTCATGAAGACATGGTATGCTGTCAGTGGTGAGGACAGTTCAGTTCCTAATCATTGTCATGACCCTGCACATATATCATGGGTATATTACTTGGACACCAGTGATCCACTTATCTTTACAAAGGATAGTGATAACGAGTGGTTCCCACATGCTTTTGCTGATGCAGAAAAGAATTTCTGTAACACCTCAGCATGGGAGGAGCATACACAGGAGGGTGACCTACTAATATTCCCTAGTAAACTCAAGCATATGACACGCAACACCGCACATCGTTGGAGTGTAGCAGGAGACATTCTACTCACCAACCTAGATCTAAATAAAGAAGGAGGACTTACACATCCGAAGTATTGGAAACAATTCTAATGGCATACAACGTAATACCTGAGACAAAAAAAGAATTAAGATCATCACTATCAGATTTTAGTGAGGAGGTATTGTCTGATGCTAATAGATTATTCTGTCATCTAGAGAAAAAATATTCTAAGATTAAAGCACCGTTAGCATTTGATCCTAAGAAAAAGAATGAGTGTAAGATAACCAGAGCATTACAGACTGAGTTTAAATTAGGTGATCTTAAGAAAGAACTAGGTTTAAAGAAACTTAGAATAGATTTTGGTGATGGTAGTAGAGGTAACAGAGGATTAGGTAACCAAGGTACTCTATTTGAAATAGAGTTACAAGAAGGATTTGATAACTGGATAGAAGATAATAATACTAAGCACAAGTACAGTGTGTTCATCAAAGAGATGATCAAGCATTACAAATTAGAGGAGTGTAAGGCAGTCAAATGTATAGCAGAGGGTGGAGAAAATAAGAAGAGACCTATCTCATTAGAGGGTGAGAAATGGAGAGTGGGTGATGCCTCTGACGCACTAGGATATGACATAGGTGCCACAGTTACTGACCTCACACTAGAGGTTCTATGTGCTGACAATAAGTTGAGGAAGTATTACATCTCATGTAAGACCAGTGGTACAACAAACTTATCTAACCTTGGATTGAAAGGTAGTGTGTTTCCAGTACAACAAATCAAAGACTGTAAGATAGAAGAGAAGAGTGGTCAAGCATTGATAGAAACATTTGGATTAGATGAACAGAAGCTATGTGATACATTCAATAAGTTTGATGCGGGTGATAGAACATACAAACAGTCAGTAACCACTAAAGGAAACCAAGCAAAGTTAGCACAGTTGATCAAAGGGTCATTAGGATATGGATATCATTACGTACATTTAGACAGAGGTAAGATCAAACACTTTGAGATTGATCAGAAGTTTTTAAACTCAGCATCAAAAGCATCATCAATAAGAATAGAGTATGGTGGTGAGACAGGTGGAGCAAAGAGAATTAACATGCATGTGAAGACACCCCTTATGGACTTGATGTTCAACATAAGAAATACAACCACCAAAGGAACTAAAGATGATCCTAACAGAGTATATCCTGACAAGTTACAGTCAGCATATAAAATGACAGGTGAGTCACAATATACTGAGGTGCTTGATTAGTGGCTAACATTGTAAAACTAAAACACCTAGAGCATATAGAAGATGAGATGCTCAACTATGGTACAGAGGGTTGCGAAGCAGCAGTTCGTTTCATGAAAGAACTGGTTAAGATGTTAGGTGGAGCTGCTAGCTCTGGTTCTATACAAACCAAGTGGGACGGTGCTCCCTCTGTTGTGTGTGGTACTGATCCCTCTAGTGGTAAGTTCTTCGTAGGTAACAAGTCAGTCTTTAATAAAGATGAACCTAAGATATGTTTTACTGATTCGGATATAGAATTTTATTACTCAGACAAGCCAGGTCTTGCTGAGAAACTATACGCATCACTAAAATATTTCAAACCATTAGGTATTGATGGTGTCGTACAGGGTGACCTTATGTTTACTGAGGGTGATCAGAAGTATGAGACTGTTGAGGGTGAGAAACTTATTACATTCAGAGCTAACACTATCACCTATGGGATCCCTGAAGACCATGAACTAGGCAAGGCAGTTGGTAAGGCTAAGATAGGAGTGGTGTTTCATACTCACTACACTGGATCGGATCTAGAATCTATGTCAGCAAAGGCAGGAGCACATGTAGAGAGTAGTAAAGACTGTGTTTGTATACAGAACGACACACCCATACAGGATGTAGGTATGAATGCTAGTGACTTTAAAAAGTTTGAAGGTAACGTACAGATCATAGAACAGATGTGTAAGAAGTCAGGTGCCTTTCTAGATGAATTGGTAGCAGGATCAGGAACTACAGGTGATAAGAAATTTTATGTAGGGTCATTCGTAAAGACATTCTTCAATGCGGAGATCAAAGCATCACGTACCATCAATGATCCGAAGGCAGCACTCAAATCATTAGGTCAGTTCTATCATGAGAAGATGAACAAAGAAGTATCCAAGATGAAGAGTGTACAGAAACAGGCAGAGAGAAGAAAGCAACTGTATGATGGTCTCACATATCTTGAGGACAATGAGCAAAGGTTTCATGCTATGTTCGCACTCTATAGAAAGATACAAGAGAGTAAACAGTTAGTCATCAGTGCTCTTGATAAACTAGAGAAGTTTAAAACATATGTACAGACAGAGAATGGATACAGAGTAACAGCACCCGAAGGTTATGTACTACACCATGGTGGTGACATGATTAAACTTGTAAATAGAGTTGAGTTCTCATTTATTAATTTCACACTGGATAAGTCATGGAAATAATTGATTATAAATGTGTGTACTTTACTTTTGGTAGGTTCCAACCTCCAACTACAGGTCATGCGGAAAACTTTAAGGCAGTAGCAACTAAAGCAGGACGCTGTGACTACTACATCTATCTTTCACAGACACAGAAGAAGGGAACTGATCCACTACCACCTGATAGGAAACTGTACTATGCTAATAAGATGTTCCCTAATCTCAAGGGTAAAATTAGATCAGGTCCTCGTACTCCCGTGGAGGTCTTGTCAGAACTACAATCACAGGGCTATGATGATGCTTACTTGGTGGTAGGTAGTGATCGTGTAAGTGCTATGCAGTGGGTCAAGAAGTATAATGGTAAGGACTATACCTTCAGAAAGATAGAAGTTATATCTAGTGGAGAGCGTGATGCTGACGGAGATACCTTCGCTATATCTGGTACTAAAATGCGGAGAGCAGCAGCAGCGGGTGACTTTGAATCCTTCAAGGCAGGTATACCAAAGGGTCTAGGACCTAAAGAGACGCGGAATTTAATGGATGAAATAGCAGAACTGTTATAAATAAAACTGTAATGAAATTAGAGTTTGATGAAATCTTTCAGCGATTTCAAAACGATACGTAAAGAGGTC